CTGTCACTTCTAAGAACTTTCTAATGGGTAGCAGGTTTTGATCCCACTGCATATCAGGAATTACCTCGATGATGTCCCCTGTAACTATTGGACGTCCAAGCAGATTGACCATCGTTATGAAGGACACAGTGAATGTGTATTGGTCAAGGATGCTGAGCCCAAAGCGGCTTAAATCGGTCAGTGAATCCGCTGGATTGTACTGTGCCTTGATCATAAGTGGAACTATCCCATAATCACGATCACGATTTTCATTGAAGAACAAATCTTGAATGTTGTTGATGTCTGGTGGTGGCGAGTCAAGAATATCTATCGCATCTACTTCCCAGCTTCCCATTCCACTGAAGATGGTTGGGGTAACCATCACCGCCTTTGCCTGATAGATCGTCTTAAGGTTCAGGAGTTGTGGTGCTGGTGATTGAATCACGTTGAAGATGCCAACTCGCTTCCACTCATAGTTCACAGGGATTGAAAACATGTCACCAGAACTAAATGGAATTAACCCGGGGGTGATGGTGAAGTTGATGAATGAGCTGTAGAAGATAACCCCAGCGATTGCAGTGCCGAGCTGAATTGTCGTATTGTTTGGTAGGGTTGCATAGACATTGAAAGAGCTTGCTGACGTTGCCATCGCCGTAACGGTACCAAGTGACGCGTTGAAACCCATACCGTTCAGCGTGATGGTACCATTACCGACCCCTACTAGGATTGGAGTCCCAGCGTAGGTCTTACCGTCAGTGATCTCTACCTTTACTTGAGATGCAAAGAATCCTGGATTGTTGGACTGCGTGAGGTTGATCGCACCAACTGGGGTGAGCTTCGCTTTTTGCGGATCATATTCAGATTGTTGCCCATCTTGTGATAGCTTGATGATGCCGAAATCTAAGCCTACATAAACCTGAGTGGTCGTTATCGCAGTTCCAGTTTGCAGTGAGCGCCATCCAGCCCCACCGTTTATTCCAGACAGTGGGTACCCTGGATAAGAAGCAGAACTTATGAGAGCCCCTTGCGCGGTGATTGAGCCATTACCTTGTTGATGAACACCTAGTAGTGGGTAAATATTTAGCGGCGCTCCAGAGATGTTCAGCACTTCAGCAATATACCCAGCTTGGATCGTCTGTTCATTAACGGCACACGCTGATGGGTCAGTCCCAGTAATTTGCCAATCACCAGTGCAAATTACTGGGGCGACGTATGGTTTTAGGGCAGGGTTGTTCGTGCCAAGTTGGGCTGGAGATCCATTCGGATTGTTTAAGCTGCCAGCACCGTTATCACATGATGGGCAATCGGACATTAGAGCACCTTCCTTTTAAAATATTTCTGCATAAAGTCTCTCAATTCGGGATTTGTGCCATCACTAGTTGCCTGAATTGTACTTAAGCGTATTATCGCGGCACCGCCCTGAATCCAAACCTCTTGATCCAAATTTTCATCAATGTCAAAATTTCTTGCAAAGGTCCATTCAAATTTATTCTTTTCAGGAGTCAAGTAGTTTGAGAAGAGAGTGTACAGGCTATTTGATGACGTGTCATGTAGCGCGTTTAAGGTTCGGTGCATAAAATCAAGGTGTCTCCTTAAGAAAAGTGATTCATCTCCCCCTTCTGTCTGTATCTTTTTAAGTGTTCGAGCTATTACCTGTTCTGTACATGCTTTAAGAATTTTCACCAATCCTTCATAACTTTTTTCAGCCTGATCTACGTCTGGTCCAGAAAAAACCTCTGTTGTTCTACCAATAGTCTCAAACATTTTTTGTAACAATTCAACGTAATTACTGAGACTTCCAGAACCAAATTCGGCCGCCTTTAAAAATGGCTCACATGAATACCAAAGATCACTTTTTTTACAGATACCTATCTTGTCCGTGTCCGCTGGGATCATGAGATAAATGTTTCCAGGATAGCCGTCGGCACTGTCGGCTCGCGTAGTTGCGATGTGCGATTTACTTCTTTTTGGAAAGTCACTCCAGCTTGAATCCTCACTCATCCACAGGTTGTAGTAATTGACGGCGTTCGCCGATTCACGGGTGAATTCATTTGAATCCAAGTACCCATAATCTACTGTCTGCTTCATCGCTCTATAAATTGGGAATCCCTGCGCTAAAAATCCAGATGCATATTTCTCACACCACTGTATTGTCCTAGCAAGAGCAAACTCTTCAGACTTGATTTGTTCTTTTTCGCCTAAGAACTGCTTAAATGTTACCATGTTATTCCCATAGGATATCCCATCAAGTTGCTATCCCTGGTAGAACGAGGTATTCCCCCATTCCACTCCGCCGTTCCCCACTTCATAGTCAAGGATCTGTCTACGCAGCTCAGCTTTCTTTTCGGAGGCCATTGACAAGAGCATGTCACCATTCAAGACCGTTCCACCATTCGCACCAGCCAAAGTACCATACTTGCTGCGAATCATACCGAGCATTTCGAGAAGCTCTGCTTCAGCCCACGTTTGAATCCACATCTTGGTCCAACGATCAGTAATAAGCTCACCTTCCTCGCGTTCCATAACAACCTCTAGAACTACCCGCTCTTGGGCTTGTAAGAGACGGCGCAGAATAGTAAGCTCGCGCTTAGCTTCATCCCACGTGAACATGATCTGCCCCGCAAAGATTTTCTCGTACGTCTTTGAAAGCTGATTCATCAAATGAATAGAGAGAACATCAACGTTCGAGCCCTGATAGAGCTGGTTAAAGAACGCCTGCGCGTAGAGACCGGTTTCAGCGGAGAGCGATGAGATACCCAGTTGGTTAATTCTGTGAATCTTAATCACGTTGACGACCTTATCGGTCTTATCTCGTGGGTCATTTAGATAATAAACATTTTGCCCGCCATTATTGCTTCCATAGAACGTATAGGAGATGTGACGGTGTTGGTATGCATTATCAGCAAGCTGTCTAAACTGAGAAAGTGAGTTATCGATAGCGGTGTTGAATTGGTTTTCATTTAGCTCTATGCAGACGGCGGGCCAACCAAGCAAGCTCTTGAGCGTGTTGATCAAGCGAAGACGTTCTTGATAATCACCTGACGTTCCAACTCCTACCTTGCTCGTAGTTGGGGTGCCGCGCTGATCGGTGTCGGCGCTTACCCAATCACTACCACTCCAAACCTTGAGGCGGCGCGTGGTAGTAAGATAAAAGAACGCGCCGACAGGTGGAATTTCTGGAACACGAACACCATAGAAGTTGTTGATGCCTGGAGAACTAATATTGTTCCACGTGCCATTAACAAAAACTTGCACTAGGTCTGGGGTCGGTAGATACCAACCACCACCTGCACCATTAAACCAAAGCTCAGACACTGGGGGTGCCGAGATCGCCGCTTGACGAGTGCTAAACACGAACTGCCCAGGATATGAAATCTCAGGCAGCCCAGATTGATTAATCGTTGAATTGTAGGCAGCCCATATTCCATTGCCCATGCTTACGCGTAGGTTGCTTGGGCTGCCGAATTGCCATGCGACACCATCGAAGAACTGAAGTTGCTCGCGAGCTGAGTCATAGAAGAGCTGAAATTGATTGATAGGAGTTTCTTCACCGATCCGAGTTGACATCTCATTAGCTCTGATCCAGATCGCCTTCTGATTGTTCCACACTAAAACGGTATTAGTTGATGGGTCAAAGTATGCTTGACCATCATATGGATTTTCTGGGGCGACGGTCGCTGTTGGAATATTCCCAGCGTACGGGCTTGTTTGCTTGTCTGCACTTGGCTCTGCATTGAGGGGATAGGACTGACAGCCGATCGGATAATATTGGAGGACGCTTGAGCACGCGTGAATTGATGCAAAATAGATCGTGTTTGGATCTATGTTTGTAACCGCCACGGTGGTTTGGTTTACGTTGTCGCCAAAGAAGCCATAGAACGATGCGACCACCTGAGCCTTCTCGATGACGTCTGCTGGTGCTGCCCAGTTCGAAGATGGGGCGTAGCGAGTGCTGTCAATTGGAAAATTTGCACCAGTAAGTCTAGATTCAGCGACTAGGACTACGGCACCATCGTACGCGATAGGAGCGGTAGGAAGCAGCCAAGTAAGAACAAGAGAAAAGCCAGTCGTTGAGGAAGGGTCTGCTGTTCTAGTGGCGGTGATCGTCATTGCTCGACCATCGTTCCACAAGTCCTGAGTCGTTGTTTGGAGGAAGCTTGAAGACATTTTAGAGAATTCCTGAAAGGTAACGTTATCCTTTATTTATTCCAATGAGCAGGTTTTGACGGCTAACCTAGAAAATAAATAGAAGAAACAAAGGAGGTAACATGAGTCAGAAAATTAAAGCGGTGCGCCATCTCTTTATGCCAGGTGAGACTGTGGGGGCTGCGATCAAGAAATATAACCTGTACGATGTAACTAAGACTGAGATGGAAGACCTGCTTAGGGAATTTACTGACATCAACGGTGTAAAGAACTTCACGCCAGGAACCAGCGTCCTGATTCCTATCTTGCTCCGCCATCAGGCGGAGGCTTTTGGAATTTAACCGTTTAAGAACTCATCAAGTACATCAATCTTTGCTTCAAGTTCTAACTTTTCAACCTTAAGCTTATACACCGCGGCAGTTACTATGTCGAGGCCAACTCGTCCA